TGGCAAAGTACCGTAACAAAATGGTTTACGATGCTGAAACTGGTGATATGAAAGATGATAAAAAGCATATGTCAATGCTTGAAGATTTCTGGTTACCAAGACGTGAAGGCGGAAGAGGCACAGAGATCTCTACTCTACCTGGTGGCGAAAACCTTGGACAAATTGATGATATTGAATACTTCCGTAAGAAGTTGTATAAATCATTGAATGTACCGAGCGGACGTTTAGAACAAGAAAATCAGTTCTCGTTAGGTAGATCTACAGAAATTTCGCGTGATGAATTAAAATTCCAGAAGTTTATTAATCGTCTGCGTAAGAAGTTCTCAGCACTGTTTATTGATATTCTTAAGACACAGTTGATTCTTAAGGGTGTTGTTACAGAAGAAGAGTGGGAATCGATCAGGTCAGATATTAGTATTGACTTCTTAAAAGATAACCATTTCTCAGAGCTAAAAGATGCTGAACTAATTAGAGAGCGTCTCGCAACTCTTCGAGAAGTAGATGAATATGCTGGACGTTACTACTCTGTAGAATGGATTCGTAAAAATATCCTTATGCAGACTGACGAAGATATTGAAGATATCATTGCACAAATTAAGCAAGATGATATGAATAAACCAGAAGATGAAGTGTAAAACTCAAGTTGTATAAATAAATGAAAGGTGAACATAATGACTGATGTAAGTGAATTAATTAATGCACTTGATGCAGGAAATAATAACGATGCTAATAATACATTTAGCGCGTTAATGCAAGGTAAAATTAATACGGCGATGGATGATCGTAAGATTGCAATCGCTCAAGGTATGTCAGGTACCAAAGTTGAAGTAGAGGACGTTGAAATCGATGATGAAATTTCAGGAATTCAGGACGAAGACAACGCCGGTTTATGAGGCTACGAAAAAGTTTAAGGTAGGCAAAGGTAAGTTTACTGCTGAAATTAAAAAGAAGGGATCTAAGTTTATTGCGTCTATTGACGGCCAGGATTTAGATACTTTTAAAAGTGAAAAAGAAGCTGAAAAAGCAATTAAAGATTTTACTAAGTTAATGGGAAAATAAACAATGGCTGAAATTAGACCGCTTAGCGCAGAGATCGCAGCTCCTACTGGTACAGGAACTGCAACAACAGTATCAGATGGTGTCAATGTACGTATTATTAATACTACATCAGCAGCACATCTTGTTACGTTGGCTACCGCGCAAAATGGAACAGTCATTGGTAGTTTTACTATTATGTCGGATGAGCATGTCATTATCAGAAAACAAAAAGATGAAGTTATCTTTGCAGCTAATGCTGGCGTAAAGTTAACAAGTCTAGCGATTCCGAGAGGATAGTATGAAATTAATTACAGAACATCTAGATACTCAATTAGAGTATATGACAGAAGCTAATGATAAGGGCGAGAAAACCGCTACTATTGAAGGCATCTTCATGCAAGCTGAGGGCAAGAACCGCAATGGCAGGATCTACCCAAAAGCAGTCCTAGAAAAAGCAGTGGCAAAATACACTGCTGAACAAGTTTCCAAAGGTAGAGCCGTAGGTGAATTGAATCACCCAGAAGGCCCTACTGTCAATTTGGATAAAGTATCTCATCGCATTACCGAACTTAATTGGGATGGTAATAATGTGATGGGTAAGGCACTAATATTGAATACTCCTATGGGTCAGATTGTAAAGGGTCTGATGGAAGGTGGTGTTCAGCTTGGTGTTTCTAGTCGTGGTATGGGTAGTCTTGTGCGTAAAGGCGATGTTAATATGGTAGGTAACGATTTTATCTTAGCTACTGTAGATATCGTACAAGATCCTTCTGCTCCTGAGGCCTTTGTAAATGGCATCATGGAGGGAGTAGATTGGGTTTGGGATAATGGTATTCTAAAAGCACAAGAAATTGAACAGTTCGAGACTGAGATCAAAGAGGCCAAATCTGCCGACATGTCCAATGTCCAGATGAAAGTTTTCAAAGATTTCCTCTCAAAACTTTAACTCAATAGGAGACTTTAATGTCTGATATCGAAAATATCGAAGTCGAAGACATTGCCGAAAAGCTCCAAGATGAGACCCTTGAGAACGTTGAAGTTTCTGATGGGGATCACCTGGACGAGGCAAAGGCTGCACCTGAAGTTGATGGTGAGAAAGCTGCTGAAACAGACGCTGCTGTAATTAAGAAGTCAGCGCCTGCACAAGCAACTGCACCAAAGACAAAAGCAGGTATGGTTAATGCTATGTATGGCAAAATGTCGAAGATGAAAAAAGAAGAGCTTAAAGCTGCATATGAAGCTATGTGTGCAACTGAGAGCGTAGAGACTGATGATGCAAATACTGTATCAGAATCTCACTTTGAAGAAGATTTGAATGCATTGGTTGCTGATGAAGCAACTCTTTCTGAAGGATTCAAAGGTAAAGCTGCAATCATTTTTGAAGCTGCACTAAAATCTAAACTAGCAACTAACGTTGCACGTTTGGAAGAATCTTACCAAGAAGAGTTAGCTGAAGAAACAACTCGTATTCATTCTGAATTGGTCGAGAAAGTTGATGGCTACCTCAACTACGTCGTCGAAAACTGGATGGAAGAAAATAAACTTGCAGTAGAAAACGGTCTACGTACCGAAGTTGCTGAAAGCTTTATGACTGCCCTTCATGGTGTGTTCACTGAGCACTATGTTGATGTACCGGAAAGCAAAGTTGACTTAGTCGACGATCTTGCTACGAAGGTAGACAACCTTGAAGAAGCGGTTAACGTTTCCGAGCAGAAAAACATCGAATTGTCTAACGAAGTAAAAACTCTTACTCGTGATGCAATCGTACGTGAATCTGCAACTGGTTTGAGCGAAGCACAAGCTGAAAAGCTAAAGTCACTTGTTGAAGATGTTACTTATGAATCTGCTGATGCATTTACTGCAAAAGTTGAAACTATCAAAGAAACATATTTCAAAGAAGCGACACCTATCGTAAGCGAAGAAGTTGTACTAGATGAATCTACTGACGAAGTAGAAGTATCATCTCGTATGCAAAGCTACTTAGCTGCCCTTAAAACAACAAATATCTAATCTAACGGAGTAAACTAAAATGTTTAACGCAGATAAAAATCTAATGGAGAAGTGGGCGCCAGTAATGGAATCAGCTGAAGCTCCTGCATTTAAAGACAACCACCGCAAGTCTGTGACTGCTGTGATGTTGGAAAACACTGAAAAAGCCCTAGCTGAAGAGCGCGGACATCAGTCTTTCTCACTAACAGAAGCTGCACCTGCAAACGCAACTGGTGCTGGAATTGACAACTGGGATCCAATCTTGATCTCACTAGTACGTCGTTCTATGCCAAACCTAATGGCTTATGACATTGCTGGTGTACAGCCAATGACTGGTCCAACTGGCTTGATCTTCGCAATGAAGTCACGTTATACTGCACAAAGTGGAACTGAAGCATTATTCGCTGAAGCAAACACTGCATTCTCAGGTGCCGCATCTGGTGATACTGGTTCAGCTGACGCTGGCAATAACGATCCTTTCGCTGGTGACGATCCAGCTTCTGGTGGTTCAGCAGGTAACGACGCTGATACAGTTGCAGAATATGCTCCAGGTACTGGTATGTCTACAGCGACTGCTGAAGCACTTGGCGATTCAGGTTCAAACGCATTCCCAGAAATGGCATTCTCAATTGAAAAAGCAACAGTGACAGCTAAGTCACGTGCTTTGAAAGCGGAATACACAATGGAACTTGCACAAGACCTTAAAGCTGTGCACGGCCTAGACGCTGAAGCAGAATTAGCAAACATCTTGTCTGCAGAAATTCTTGCTGAAATCAACCGCGAAGTAATTCGTACAATCAACTTAAAAGCTAAATTAGGTGCAGCACAAGCTGATCTAACAACTGCTGGTACTTTTGACTTGGATACAGACGCTGACGGTCGTTGGTCTGTAGAGAAGTACAAAGGACTACTTGTACAAATTATGCGTGAAGCAAATGTTATCGCTAAAGAAACACGTCGCGGTAAAGGTAACTTCCTAATCTGTTCATCAGACGTAGCTGCTGCACTATCTGCATCAGGTATGCTAGATTACACTCCAGCTCTTGCTGCGAATGCAAACTTGAACATCGATGA